AATGATTATGGTAGTTAGGTCGCACCCAACTATCGGGTTACGATCTTCCATGTTGACTACGGTGTTAATGATGCTTGTTATTTATTTATTCATTGCTTTGAGTTGTTTGGCTGTAATAGGTTTAATAAATAATCCCGCGCCACAACTAACTCAGCGTGACCCGTTTGCCAAATGTGACAACTACGCGCAGCTTCGTCCCGCTCGCGTTCCAGTTTTTGGCACAAGCCCACAATTGGATTTTCGTAAGTGAATTTTTTATCAAGTACATAATAATCCTCCTGCAAAAATCTTAAGTGCCTGTTTCCCTTTACGCACTCATCCGTTTCTGGCGTGTTAGTCATTGTAGTTAATAAGGTTCACCGTGCCACTCGCAATCCTCGCAGATCCAGCCTAACGTGTGGTGGTTGATTTTAATTCTGCCACAAGTGCATTCTTGCTTACGCTCTGTTTCAACAGGTTGTTCTGGCTCTTCAGCAGGAGTTTCAACGGGTTCTACTTTGCGGCGGTACTTTGCCACAGGAGTATTGCGAAGCGACCAATGTCCGATATTTGTAGGAAACCACCTATCTACTGATTCAGCATAGAACTCATCACCTTCCTGAATAAGCTCTCCTACTTCAAGAATCCTGTACTCTGTGCGATGGACTGTGTACTTGATCGGCGTAGGCTTATCCATTCTGCTAACTGGCGTATTAGACGGCGTTACATTACGGTCATCCTGTAATGTACCGCAGTAGTCTGCATCCATTAAGATGTTACAGCTACAGGCAGCGTGTGCGAGATGGCTGATACCAGATTCAGGGTCCAAGTTTTCACCGTCCCGCCACGCGTTTAAATGACGCAGGATGGCGTTGACATAAGTCGAAGCACACACGCCAGTTTTACGCCAGTTGAATGGCCCATACTTATCGGAACCTAATTTGTGTACCCACGAAGTTTGCTCCATTGCATACGGTGGGATTAAGCCTAACGGCGTTTTCAGTGCGCCAGCCGCGCCTTTGGGGTCATTTGGATTCATAGTTGCAACTTTCACGGCTTTGGCAAGTCATCATCATTGCTGTTTCGTCTAATGGCAGCGTCCCATAAGTAGACAAGACCCAAGATGCCCAAGCTCCAAAGGAGCGCGAAGATTAGTATTTCGTTCATAGTGTTTTTGTTTTAGTGCTGGATGTTTTCACTGTATTGGACGTTTTTACCGTCTGGTAAAAACGTAGTCTCTAGTGGTTTGGGTTCAAACTTAGTGCTAAGAAGCACAAGCGTATTAAGTAAACTAGCTTGTATCTCCGCTTCCATTTCTTTCTCAGTCGGTCGTGTTAGTTCCTCAGTCATGGTTTTATTTTTTAGTTCCGTTACGCGCCTTAGCGGTTTTGTCCGCAATGCTTTTTGGTTGTGGCACAAACTGTTTGCCTTTGGCGTTGCCTGCAGCCTTTGCTTTATTCGTAGCAGCTTTCTCTGACGCGCTTAGGCTATCCCATGCTTTGTCAGGTAAGTACCGCTTCTTGCCTTCGCTCGGCTTGCCGTCAGAGGTACGCCATTTTTGGTCGCCCCAATCCTTTAGTGACTTCTGTGGGTCTTTCATTTTTTCTTTGGTGGTGGTGGCGGTGTGTGCGTCAGCGTCTTGCTCTGAGGAGTGTGCTTTGCACCCGTCATCAGAGTCGATCCAGCCTTATGTGTTGGACCCGTATACGGTTTGCCGTTCGGTAGGTAGTGTGTTTTGTCTTTACTCATTTGTAGCCTCCTCCCTTTTTCTTGTACTCTGTTGCGAGCAGTTGAGCTTTACGGGCGGACCACTCACTTGGGTCGCCACCTTTTGTTCCTGCTTTGACTTTCTCAAAGAGGGCTTTACGCATCTCTGGCTTTGTGTAATTGCCAGCAGCGTTTACTGTTGATTTAGTTTTCTTTTCCATAGTGTTTTAGTATTGTTCGTGCATAAGAATGGTCAGCGAGTGGGGTTATCTACCCACGTTGCCCCATTTATCAGTTGGGGCGACTTCGATCAAGTCCATCGCTGTTTTGTTTTTTATCAAAAAGAATGTGATACTCTAAGTGTCGCAGTTCGGCAACCAGCTCCATATATTTTTTAGCGGTGGCTGCGTCAGTACCGAAAGCGAGTTCTTTCTCCAAACACTTGGGGCATTCCGAACCGCCTCTGCTAAACTCGGCGCATCCTTCGGTAATGCACGGCGAAAAAGTGGTGGGCCAGCGCGGATACTGGCGTTGTATTGCATTAAGCAAAAATTCTTTGTGGTGGGTCTTCATGGCTTTCCTCTGTAGTAAGGGTGCGCTTTGATCTGTTCGTGCAGCTCTTCCATAAGGATAGTGTTGCGTTCGTTTACCGCATCATCAAACTTTGCGACTAGCTCAAGCAACGATCCCGTAGGTTTCTTGATTGAATCATACGCCGCTCGAAATGCTTCACCCTTTACCGCTCGCGGTAAACATCCTTTTCCTGCTCCAGTTCCGAAACTCATGCTCAACCAAATACTCGGTTGGTGCGACGAAGTCAATAATTTTTTTTAGAAAGATAACTCGTCATCCAGAAGGGCGACTAACTCGCTGAAGCTGAACGCAGTATCAACAATAGTATTGTCGCTTAGATCAAACTCTTGGCACACCATGTTAGAAAACAATTCAAACTCGTCGTCTTCAAAGAAGGAATCAAGTTCTGCACGCATGGGGACATCCATTTTGTGTCCGAAAATATCCTCAAGCATAGCGGAGATTGCGGATATGATGTACGGCCTATTCATTTATGTAGTGAATAGTATCTTGCTATGAGCGCAGAGTCAACAATTCCGTCATGGGCTGTGGTGCTTCGTTTTGTGGCAAGCCATTGTTCGTCGGGCCAGTAAGTGTTTGCTTTGTTAAGGGCTACTACTTTGGTTTGACCCTTGGCTAATCGCTTACCCAACATTACATCTTGCCACTCCTTAACCTGCACCCGCTGCAAAGAATACTCTAGCGCAGCACACGCACCATCTATCTTGCCAAATGAGATACTCATCGAGCGCATGGCTTGAGAGCTCTTAGCGTGACGTAGTGGCTCTTCGATGCAGACAACGATGTCCCTGCCCAATGAATCGAGATAATGCAGGACACCCTTTACGCATACTTCTTTCTTGTCCCCGATAGAAATTGTGGGCATCGGTTGGTATGATATGACTGACTGACCGCAACTGGAGATGGCGCACAGACCACCGCTAATCCCGTTGTCTACTCCTACGATAACAGAAGCCATATCAGTCGTCGGAAAGGGTTTCGACAATCATCGACTCCAACGCGCCTGTTGTTAGGAGCATGGATAGCCAGAATTTAGACTTGTCCGTTAGATGATCGTACAGATCCATGTTGTCCTTAGAGTTCATCACTAACAGGATAAAGGATTTGTCTGCCGTCTTAAGGCTAGCAATTGCATCCTCAACAAAGTCGTTAGACCCACCATTAAACTCAGTCATCGGTCACCTCCTCCGCTTCGACAACAACGCGAGCCCCGCCAGTCGCGGCTTTAGCGTTGTTAAGTATTGAGATATCAATAGAAAGACCGCTGCCGTTACTGCTGCCACCTTTAGGGTTAAGACCTAAGTTGCGGCGGATAAGCTGGTCTAGTTCGGATAGCTCGCGCACAGTCCGTGGGCCGCGCACGTTCATCAAGTTGTCGCGCAGCATCTTGATTGCTGATGCCGCAACGTACGCTTGATACTTATCGGATGGGCTTGCTTGATTTTCAGCGATCTCTAAAAGAGTCTGCTGCTCTTCGTCGCGTGCGGAGATTCTGGACTCTGTAACTATGTTCGTCGTAGTGTCCTCAAGATTTTTCTTAAAGGGTTCGGTTTCTACTTGGTTGTCCTCAGATCCTTTATTGGGTACTTTGTTTGCTTTCTGGAGCCAACGGCAAATACGGTGAACACTAATCCCTATCTCTTCTGCAATCCGTACTTGTTTCCAACCAGCAGCGTAGAGATCGAAGCACCGCTGTTTAGTCTCAATATTCTTTCGCCGCTTATCCAAACGATCTTCGCGAAGACGTTGTGCTTGCGACTTAACTTTTTTAACAGCTTTTGTTTTAGGTGCTGATGCACTATTGGACATGGTGGACACAGATAAACGGAAAAACAATTACTTGTCAAATCTTTTTTAATCTAGTAGCGTCTATCTGTATGGGCAGACCTAAGAAAACTAATCCAGACAAGACGACTAAGTCGGTACTGGAACCGAGAATAGATTCACAGAGCCGCAGGATGGACGTTGGAGGATACCTGATTCCTGTTACCAGCACCCTGACTGCCCTACTGTGGGGCTTTGCAAACCACCCGTCACCGAAGGCGCGGGAGTTTTATTTCTGGCGTATCGCGGACTTGCTGTGGAACAAGGACGATCTGCCAGAACATATGTTCGTACGTCATCCGTGGGCGGACAAGATTATCCACGAGTGTATCAACAACAAGTATCTTGCAATTGGCGGGGCTGCTTCTTCGGGCAAAAGCCATACGCTTGCAGGATACGGGATTATCAGTTGGCTTGCTGCGCCGAGGGATACTCTGGTGCTAATGACTTCGACGACTTTACGGGAGGCTCGTAAGCGGGTATGGGGTTCCGTTATCTCGTTGCTGTCTGTCATTGACGGAGCACCAATCAACATTCGGGACTCTATCGGGTCGGCAAACTACGTCGACGAGAACGGACAGACGTTTGATAGAGCGGGTCTCTCGCTTATCGCGGCGGAAAAAAGCAGGACGCGAGAGGCTATCGGCAAGTTCATCGGTCTTAAACAGAAACACGTAATACTAATTGGTGACGAATTAGGAGAACTATCCCCCGCTATCAAACAAGCGGCACTTGCCAACTTGAGCAAGAACCCGCGTTTTGAGTTTAAGGGCGCGAGTAACCCTTGTAGTCGGTTCGATGCATTCGGTGATTGGTCTACGCCGAAAGACGGTTGGGACTCGATCACACCAGAAGTGGACGACGAGTGGGTCACGAAGTGGGGTGGCAAGTACATTCGTCTAGACGGTGAGCGCAGCCCCAACGTGCTGGCGGGTCAGACGGTGTACCCGTTCCTGCCGACGACTGAGAAGATCGAGGAGGACAAAGCGTTGTTGGGCGAGAACAGCCGTGCGTACTACCGAATGGTTCGTGCTGTCTTCTTCGACTCAGACGAAGCGGAGGGTATCTACGGGGAGTCCGAGATGATTAAGGCGGGGGCGATGAATCGGATGGAGTTCTCTGGCCCCACTACTCTGATCGCAGGCGTTGATCCAGCGTTCACAAACGGCGGCGACCGCACAGTAATGTACACGGCAACCGTAGGCAATTTTACAAATGGGCAGTACGGGATTCAGTTTCAGGATTGCATCATGCTAAATGATGACACGACAAATAGAGCTGTGCCGAGAACGTACCAGATTGTTCACCAGATCAGGGACAACTGCTTGCGGTTGGGTATCAAGCCAGAGAACGTAGCGATTGACTCAACGGGTGCAGGATCACCGTTCTGCGATGTTCTGGCAGGCGAGTGGTCTGATCAGTTCTTGCGTGTGCAGTTCGGCGGCAAAGCATCAGATCGTCGCGTGAGCATGAACAGCCAGCTTACTGGAGAAGAGCTGTACACGAATAGAGTCTCTGAACTTTGGTTTGTAGGCAAAGAATTTATGCGGACTCAGCAGATAGCAGGTATCGGTGATGATCTGGCAAAGGAGATGTGCAGCCGCAGATACGAGATGGTCAAGTCGGGCACGTTGCGGGTGCGCGTGGAAACCAAAGCGGAACTGAAACAGAGAGCGGGTCAGTCACCCGACGTAGCGGATGCGGCTTTCGTCGCACTCGATCTCGCACGGCAGAGGCACGGGCTCGTTGCCGTTGACGCGATTAAGGATACGGGCATGGGTGTGTTCGGCATGAGGCAGAGAAGAACCCTAAAAGATTTGGATGTGGTCGGCAGATCGCGACACTCGCAGATGATCTACGATTAGTACTCCTTAATGCAAGTGTATGACGTTTACTACACGGGAGAAAAGTTTGAAAAGTTTCTGGAAACATTGTAATTCAATGTTATTCAATTAATTTATTTAATTGAATTATTGAGTTAATATGAATTACCTATAGGGAAGAAGATTATAAGTACCCTGTAACGAAATTTTTTGGGTTCTTAGAGTTTGCCCGACACCCGCTCCCATGCGGGCCAAAAGATCTCGTCCAGCGCACGGACGATGGGCTCCTGTTCGTACTTTTCGCTCCAGCTTACGCCCGAAATAAAAAGTGCTGCCTCAACCATTTCGTGTCGGAGGGTTTCGCGTAAAAGTTTTTTGTCCTTAACCGTATCCTTATCCAGTTCGATGACTTTCTTATCAGGCAAGTATTGCCCGTACGGATCGCCACCCAAATCCTTTACCCGAATCGGAATCCTGTATCCTGCAATCTGAACGCTCTTCGGGATCATTGCTACAGGATACAGGATGGGGTTTAAATAGTACAGCACCAAAATAAATAGCTTGCCAATCGAACCTAAGTACTCCAGTATATCAATACTTTATGGCTGTTAACGAAAGAGAATCCACACGGCTTTACCGCGAAGCTCGAAGAGCCCTAAGAAGCGGTAACAATCAAGCCTCTGAAGAACTTGGAAAATCGGCTGCTGCCGCAGCACTTAAAGAGCCTGCTGGTATTACGAAATATACTGACCGTATAGCGGCTCAGGAGGCTAAGGTTATTGCTGACGCTCAAGCTGCCGCTATTAACAGGGGCGAACGACCAAACCAAACGCAAGCAGCCACTGGTAACATTCTTAACGCCAGACAGAATCTTTTTGAGCGAGTGAAAGCTGCACCTGATGCCGCTTCTCGTGAAGCGTTTCGAGGTCAGGCTTCTTCTTTAGGCGTGAAGGATTCGGGTTTTAATCAAGCGTTGATTAAATTAGGCGATACGTTTGGTGCCGCTACGACTACACCCGCTACAACACCCGCTACGACTACACCCGCTACGACTACACCCGCTACGACTACACCCGCTACGACTACACCCGCTACAACACCCGCTACAAAACCTGCTTACGGTGGTTCTGACGAGAACTATGGTTTAGGGCCTAACAGTGGGCGTTTAATCGGAACACCAAAACCGATTGCCAGACCTTCTGTAGACCCACCATCCTCTGCTAGAATAGATCCCGTTACAGGATATGAAAAAGCATTAAAGGATTACCAAGCTAGTTTTGGTTCCAGTGATACTGATCAAGCTTTTACTGATAAGAAGAACAAACCAAATAGGATATACCAGACAGCCTCTTCGTTAGATCAAGCCAAGATAATTGCAGGCACACTCAAGCGTGCTGCTCCGTTGGCGCAGAGGGACTCCGCTCTTCTACAGGATTTGCGCGACAAACAACAAGTCGCTAGAGACACAGTTCCAAATAAGGTTAAACGATTTAAACCCTCAGCTTTTAGAAAATAAATATTATGGCAGCAAAAGAATACGTTGGATCGTACGGTAAGATTAATGGCAAGCCTGCTGGTGTAATGCTTAAAGAGATGCGCCTTGCGGCTCTCGAAAGATCTAAAGACAAAACTGAAGATGTCGAAACGTCAGTTGCTACAACTGGTAAGGGCACACAGACAACTCCAGCAACAGGACCAGAACCGTTTGCAGCAGGCAGGGCTGAGCGCGAGTACGATGCGTTTATGAAAGCATTAGGTGATGCAGACGTAAAAGCAGCAAGTGATAAAGCTGCAGCAGACGACGCAGCAAAAAAAGCAGCGGAGGCTGCCGCAACAAAAGCTGCATTAGATGCGGCGTCAAAAGCAGCATCAACGACAACAGCCGACACAGCCGAAACGCAAGCAGCGGAGAACGACCCCAACAGCCGAGAAGTATCGTCGGCGGCCCAAGTTAATAAGGTTAGAATCCCACTCCGTATCGTTGAAGAAGCTCTTAAGTACCCGACGAAATTAGGTAGCAAAATCACAGATCAAGCAGCAGCGAAAGCAGAGAAGTTCGTCGATGCTGTGGGTCCAATAAAAAAAGCTCCCGCAGGAAGTATTTTGAAAACTTTTGATGATGCCGCTGCCGCTGCAGCAGCATCAAAAGCTCCCGTTGCGGGTAGTCTTATACCAAAAATCCCCGCGCCGTCAGGAAAAGTTGCAGCCCTTATGGAAAAAGTTTTGGAAGCTGATAAAGCTGAAAAACTTAAACCCCTTTTAGAAGCTGCTGCGAAAAAGACAGAGTCCCTTGCTCCTTTTGTAAACGCAGCGGGTAAGGTTGGCAAAGTTCTTTCCGTACCCCTAAAAGCAACTAAAGTATTAGCCCCAATAATGGAGACTATTGATACGTACAGATTCTTTAACGATGAAAAGTTTAGGGATGACAGCATGAAAGACATGGAAGAGTTTGGTGAGAGGGGGCGTAAAGCTTTTGGTGCTGAAGGAACCCTAACAGATAAAGTAAAGTACGGTGGTGAAGCTTTGAAGCAAGGACTATCTATTGCCAAACCGTTACTTACCCTTGGTGCTATGAGCACACAGATGCGCGAATCCCAAAGAAACGCGGAAGCGGCGGGTAAAGCCGCTGATGCTTTTGCGAAACGGGACGCAGACAGAAAAGCTTTTATAGTGCAATTTATGCGAGACAACCCAAAGGCAACTCCCAAAGATAGATTTAAAGCCCTAGCTGCGGCGTTTCCTAACACTTAATAATTATGGATGAGTACGGCAGCATATCTTACGAGAAGGACATAGTACCCCTACAGAGGCAGTTCTTTAGTGGTCTCGCGTCTAACCCTAGAGTAAGCCGTGAGGCACTAAGCCGTATCTCAAACAGCTATTCGGATAAGATTAACGCCGCTTATATGCAGCAGGCTAAGTTAACTGAAGCGGATCAGATGCTTAAGACTCGTGCACTAAACTACGAGACAACTAAACTCCAACTAGAGGGAGCGCGAGAAGACGCGACTCGTAAACGAAATATGTTTGCAGGACTCTCACAGATACAGTCAGAGCTTACTTCAATTGTATCTGATCCAAATAAGGATAACGCACAAAAGAAACAAGACTTGGGTATTATGGGTATCAAGTTGGCTGGAGAAGCCGCACTTAATCCCGCAATCGCTAACGCACTTAGTGCTTCTAACTCAAGCCTTTCGACCCAACAGAAAGATCGAGTAACTAAGCTCGACTACTTTAATGCTGGCGCAAACCCTGATACTCTCGCTTCTTATGAAAAAAGCATTGGTCGTTCTTTGGCAGCGAATGAAGATGTTCCTATTGACGTTTATGGTACGGGTCTTTATGCGGGTCGGGTCAACGTAGCGGCAGAAAAAGAGAGCCAAGAGCGTCTTGGGAAAGTGTTTGATTTTGTATCTAAGGCAAAACCAAAAGAAAACAAGATGACGGGTATGTCAACTGAGTATGAAGACCCCATCAGCAAGAACGCTGTAGCTTCGGTAGTGCAAGAATTTGGTACGCCCGACGAGATTACAAAGTTCGGCAAGGCAAACGTCAATGACCAGATCGGTATCGGTCAAAGCATTGTTTCCGATATCTACTTAGGCAAGCGATCAACTTCTCCAAAACCAATTAAAAAATCTTTCGTGCCGTCTCTATTCGCTCCTACAAAATAACTTCTTTCAAACATAACTAACTAAATTACCACAATGCTGGAAATTAAACCGTTCGACGCATGGGCAGAAGCCAATGCTACCACAGACCCTTCCGAAAAACTTAGGCAATACGCCGACTATGTTCGGACAAACGCTTACAAGAACGGTCAGCTTGATGATGCTACTAATCAAGAGATTGAACAGGGGATAGTTGATCGCGCTAGAGTGGATGGTTTAATCTCTGACGAAGAACCCGAAGAGGCTCGTAATCAAAAACTACAAGGACTTTTGACTCCAATCCAGAATAAGGATGCAGATGCTAAGTTCCTACTTGACCACTACCGTAACGACTTTGCGGAAAACAGTCCTGAGTTTCTTGAGAAAGCACCAACGATTCAACAGTACCTTTCGCTAAAGCAAGTGTCGCCAGATAAAGTTGGCGAGCTACAGGGTCTTGTTGACGGGTACATCGAGTCTAAATCAGACGTAAAGAACGCCCGTCTTTCTGCTGTAGACAGGGGAGACTATCGCGTTGTTGCTGTTGAAGAAGAAGGTGGCCGACAACTGTATACGGGAGCCGACACAAAACCCGACAACCTAAACGGGGAACTTGACACTTTAATTAGTAACGGAGCAATCTCCGCTACCGATCTTAACGATGTCAGAAAATTGACAATGCCGATCAACGGAGGTCAAGCCACCGTTGCGGAAGGCACGCGCTATAACGTATTTGCAAATACTATTAACAGCCTCTCAAAGAAAGACCCTACGCTTCGCAGTTCCATAGATCAAGAAGCAGCGAAGCTTCGCGAGTCCAAACGGACAGAACAGCTTACAACTGGCGAGACAGTATTTGACTACGTAAAGAAAGCCGTTGCTGTACCCCTTGATTTTGTTGGTGGTCTAGTAACTGAAGCGTTCGGTCTTAGTCATCCTGAAGAACCCGTTGCCCCACCGTCCGAATTGATTGGTGGTAACAAAGCCATTACTGATCGCTTCTCTTCTGGTGAGGTGAATCAGTTCTTAGGTGACTACATGAAGCGTGCGTCAGGCCCGTTCTATCGTGCGGACAAACCTGAGACAGGACTTGATACAGATAGCTTAGGTAATGTTATTGTTAGTCCAGCTCTTATTGGTAACAAAGCACAGTTTGAGCAAGCCCTTAAATCCGCTCCGCTAAACGACGACCAGAAAGAGCGAGCTACCATCCAGCGTATGGCGATGCTCGAAACAGAAGCACCTAAGATTCTTAATTTGATTTTAGGTGAGAGCAACGAAGCTGTTTCTGCGTATGCCGTTGCTAGAGCTGCGGGAAAAGCACCCTCCGAATTCATTGAAGAGTGGGTTGGTAATAACTCACAGAACTATGACGGTATGTCCGAGCGGCTCCAGCAGTTGGGTATGAGCACCTTCTCCGCTATCGCAACGCTGCCCGTTGGTATCGGCGCACTCATGGGGATTGAACCTGCAGCTAAAGCTCTTGTCGCCATGAACAAAGAACAGTCGGATCGAGAAGAGTACTCTCGCCTGTTCGGTGACGAGTTCGGTCTTACTTTCCAGCTTGTCAACACTATACCGCAAGTTGCCACAGATATTTTTGCGACCATCGGCACTGGGGCTCTTTATACGGGAGCCAAAGCTATCGCTAAAGGTGGGTCTAAAGCAATTATGCGTGAGGCTACTAGGGCGGCAGTGTCATCAGTTGACGACGTAGCCGCAGCTTCTGTTAGGAGCGCGTCGGCAGTAGGTGGCGAAGCACTTGTTGGCGAAGCACTAGAGAAGGTTGGCGGTAGTCTTGCTACTAATCTTGCCAAAGCCGATAAGCTTGTACCGTTGTTCGCGACATCATTTACCCGCTCAGCAGCATCAACATATGGTTCGATCTACGGACAGTTGCCCGACTCAATGAGCGCAGACGAAAAACACCATAACGCTTTTGGTTATGCTGTTGCTTCAGGTATTAGTACTGCAGTCATTACGTCAGGCATGAGCTTCTTAGGTCAAGGGGGTCTTGAAGATCTCGCCACTGGGAAGTTTAGACCTATCACCGCTGTTGATGATTCTGTTACTGGGATGCGTAAGGTTTCTTTAAACGAGCTTACCTACAAACAAGCAAAATTCCTTAACGATAATCTTACAAACTCAGGTGCGAAGTTAACGGACAAAGCATTTCAAAAAGCACTTACCGCTAATATCGGCGGGGCTTACAAGAACTATATTCGTACAACGCTTAGGGGCGCAATCGATGAGGGCTTTGAGGAGTCGCTCGATCAGGCTATCCAAAACCGAATCGAGGATGCCGCCACCGATAAGAACACACCGCTAGCAGACCGCGTTAACCAGATATGGACTGCGTTTACGTTGGGTGGAATTCTGGGTGGTGCGTCTCCTGCGGTTGGGCAGCTCGTTAAACCGTTGAGTATATCTGATGTATCGTTAGCGTTGGATGCCCGTGTTTCGGTTCTTTCTAAGGTGGCTAACGATCTACGCAAGACGGGCAGCACCGCCACGGCAGAAGTCTTGCAGCGTCAGCTTAACGATGCCCAAGCTGCAGCCAACACACAAAGACAAACAGAGATCGCTGCACAGCAACAGAAAGAAGTTCAGGCTAAAACTGAAGAGGTTATTGTACAAGCTGACAAACCACTTACCTTTGAACCAACGGGTCAGGCAGAGCTTGCATTAGGTGATACACGTTCAAACACACTACCCCAAACAACGCGCTTCCTTACTGACTTCGACGGTGAGCGTGCTTATTTAGGTTCATACGCTGGTACACTTGAGACTAACGGTGATGCCGTTCGCCTTATTCTTGACGAGCCGAGGGCCGATGGGGTCTCCCATCTTGTTGTAGGAAATAGGTTTCAGCCCATCGATAAATCGGGCATACGTCTTGACCGAAAGAGATTGATGCTTACTGGCGAACACAACTTAAACATACCAGCAGGCACGCCTTATGTGATCCCTGACCCAAGAAAGAAGTTTAAGTTTGCACTACCATCTGACGCGGCAAACGTGTCTTTTGTACAGGGCATGGCAGATGCGCCAGCACTGCGTATTGAGAACGCCAGAGTGATTGGGCAAGAGAATGTATCAAGCCCTATCATCCTTACGGACAAAGGTCAGATTGAAGATGCGCTTCGTTACTACAATCTTGATCCTGCTGTTCTAATGCAACCTGAAAATGTAGGGCAGCTTGAGCTTGACTTGTTAGAGGATACACCTGCTGTTGAGGTGGCAACGACCCCCGTGGCAAACCCTGCTGCTGTAGTTGAGACCCCCGTAGTAAAGAAAAGCCGAAAGAAAAAAGGCGCGGCGAGCACAGTGGTTGAAGAACCACCAGTTGTAGTTGACCCAACCACAATCGATCCTGCTGAAGTTATTGCGGACGCGATTGAAACAGGAGATACTCCCCCGCCCAAAGCATATAGTGAGGAGCAAGAATACATACGCGATATCGTTATGGACAACCAATTGACAGCAGCGTTGTTGTCAGTTAAAGCAAATGGGTTTACGCCCGAAGAAATCAACAGTGTTGCAAATGGGTTTGCGCCTGAAGTCTTTATTGATCTAAAGAGCCGTATCGATAAAGCTACTGAGTACGCAATCGGTCTTAATGACTCACTCGCCGATGTCCGTAGTAACATCCTTTCAAACCTTACTAACCTTGCGGCTATATATAATCGAGTAGATGTTGCTAAGTTTATTGAAGCAAAGCCTGCTGTTGTAGTTGAAGCTGCACCTATCGTAGAGGAAGCACCTGCACCTGTAGTAGCACCTATTGCTGAGACTCCTACAACTAAGAAGACAACCACAAAGAAGCAGTCCGTAACCCCGCTGCCAGACACTACCGTTGTGTCTAATGAAGAGAACCCGTCTGAGGGTGCGATAGATCTTAAAGAAGAACTCGCCGATCTGAATACAACTGTTCCTGTATTTGATGTAGACGGAGAGCTTACAACGCTTGAGTCCCTTGAGGTGCAGTTTCAACAACTTGACAATAGAATTGGAGTCGCAAAAGCTAATGGATCTTCGATCCCTTCTGGCGTACTTGATGCCTATAAGAGTTTGAAGCGTACCGTCAACGTGGCACGTTTTGCCGTTGAAGGTAAAGCGACAGAGATTAAGGCTAAGATCGAAGAACTTACCGCGCCTGATCCTGAAGTTGATATCAGAACGGACGCACAGAAGAACGCTGATGAGTTACTCAGCATTATGAAAGGGGAGAAACAAGTCTCTCCTGAAGTTGCTGCCGCCGCTGCCGCAGTCAAACCTACTCCGTCTAAGTTCAAGGAAGCAAAAGGCGTTGGGCCCGTTGGGTTTAAGGGTGAAGCACAACCTATTGTTGTGTTTAGAGATGGTGTATTCCGCAACGCTGAAGAGGCTAACATATACGCTAATTGGGTAGCTGGCGGATTCCCTATTAGTAACCTTGCAGAACACGGCTTTGACCCTAAACAAGTAAGCGGTATCAACTTTCAATCACATAGCACTGAGATCAAACAACGCCTATGGAAAGACATTCAAGAACGCTTCCCGTTTATTCCTGTTCCTACGGGCACACCAACTACTAAATCAAAACGTCGTGTGTCATACATGACTAAGGCTGGCGATAACTATATCGATATCCCTTACGAAGCAGATAGTAATGGCAAGCCAGTAAGAGGTGTATTCACCAACAACCCCCTAGTTACCGCGCAACAGATTGATCTGGGGCTAATGATAATTATACCTAAGTCTGTAGCGACAAGTGCTGGATTCTCTAGGAACCTCTCTATTGATGTAAAAGATACGAGCAAAGGTAGCTTTGTAGTTACCAGCGTTAAGCGGCATCCGTTTGATACTGGCGTGTTTGTTGCGGGTGATATCTCACTAGTTGGTAAATCGGGTACTGTACCAAAGAAAGCACTGACCAATTTAGGTGGAATACTAAGACCACCCGCACCGCAGTTCTTAGAGGGGGCTGGCCCTTCGGCGCGTAATAAAGATAATAATACTTTTGAGACATACATGAATGACATGATGTCTGTATCTAGAGGTGACGTTTTAAGAAAAGATGGTACTTCTAGAAGAAGTTCTTTTGGAGCTTTTGATAATCTTATCACAAAAGTTTTTGGTTTGACTGAGGAGGGTGGGTTTAACGCTATGAGCGTAGCACAGGTATCCTATGCTAATAATATTAAAGAGTATGCACTAGCTAAGAAAATCCAATCGGCTTTAGCTAAGGCCCAACTCAAGAAACCGAACACAACAGTTATTGATTTAAATCTATCTAGGATAATCTTAGAAGAAATGGTATCACAGGGTCAGAATGCCCCAAAACCAAATGACGTTGCCGATACTATTAAAAAAGTATATGGTTTATCAGGTGGTTCTGCGGACGGAATTATTTCTAACTACGGTCAATACTTATATGATAACATCACATCAGGTGAGTTTAGTCTCGGTGTTAAACCGTTTAGGACTCACGTACGTAAAGCTGCCAAAAGCCAACAAGTAAGGGAGTCGCGTAGGGGTGATAAATCACGGGGAAGCAGTGCTACGACACAACTAGAGTATGAGAGAACCTTAGACTCTTTGGTTGATGTTAACACAGATGTTTTTGAAGACGTTGCCCGTTCGGTTGACGCGTCTACACTAAGACAGCTCGCTAATACTTTACGTGTAAATACAAAAGCATACGACAGTCTATTCAAGATTGTCCAAAAGTCTTATCTTGACATTAGTGAGGATATGGATGAGGAAGAACTTATTGATACGGCTGGAGAGATATTGCGTAACTACACAAAAGAAGAACACGTAATACTCGCACGAGATTTAAATCGCTCTGTTGACGGGATCAATCTTGCTAACGCCCTTCTTGATGTTGGCTGGTTACCCCCTGTAGGTAGTGAGATTATTACTCCAAGACAGACAGAAGGCACTACAGCACAAGTCGAGCCCTTACCCCAACGTGCAACTCCTGCTCAGAAAAGGCAACGCATACTTGATGCGAAGGCTTTAGCCCGTGCTACTATCGGCGTTCAATTTAGTCAAGCTGACGGTCGTATGCTTGCTGACGAAGCACGCAAAGTAAACAACGCGGAGATCAAACGCTTAGGTATCGTGAGCAACGATCCTGAATCCGTTATCGCCGCACTGCGAGACCTTCAGGAATCGGGTACGCCGATGCAGCGTTTGGTTGCTGGCGTACTTACAGCTAACGTAGACCTTATCCGCAATGTCAGGTTTGCAATAGGCGACATGAACGATGTACGCTTTGCTGGTGCGTTCATGCCGAAGTCCAATCTTGTAGTGATCAACATCTCAGGGCATAACGGTCGGGGCATTGTTGACGTTCTGCTTCACGAGTACCTCCATGCGGTTACCGTGCAGACGATGACCAACCCGAAGACTCCTGCTCAAGTAGCAGCGATGCAACGGATTGCTTCGCTCCGTGCGCTCACAGCAGTACAAGCTGAAAAGATGGGACTCGATACCGAAGGGTTTGAGAGTGCATTATCTGATGACCTTGAGTTTGTAACGGTGGCACTCACCGATCCTGAATTCCAGTCACTCGTTAGGGCGGCAACTCCGACAGCACAACGCTCACTACTCAGCCGCATCTGGGAATCACTTCGCTCACTATTTGGTTATGACTCTACTAACAAGAAGCTAGCTGACGCCTTCGACGAGCTACTTGACTTCACGCAAATGTTTGCTGGAGCAAATACGTTCAACATAAAATCCGAGCGTAACCTACGACTAGAGGCACACAAGATCAAAGATGGACTGAGCGCACTGCGTGAGTTCGCTAGTGTTAAAGGTCGGTTACGTAGCAGTGCGGAGGTTTTATTCACAGACGACTCAAACTTCCTCGACGACTTCCCGATGTTTGATGATGAGTATATTGAACTCGCTAAGTCCAAAATCCCAGATAGAGACGGTTGGCTCGCTTCAAACGGGGACTTCTATGAGAATAGTCAAGCGGGAGTTATGCTTGCTTCATCCACTATGGGTGGACATGAAGCTGAAGCTGTTAACATTTTAGCAAAACAACACCCAGAGAAGGTTGCTGAGATACTTAAAGGTAGACGCAACAAAGATATTGCTACCTTATCTAGCGAGGAGATATATAAAGCGATGGCTGAGTTAGGGTACTTAAGAGTAGTCGGGGAATCGGGCTATACTATTTACGTAACAGGACCGATTACACGTAGACAGTCTATCGCTCTGCGTGATATGTCTATTGAGACTGGAACCGAGGTTGTGCATGATAGAGGTTCTTCTTTAATGGCTCGTACTTTGTATAGTCCAAATGACTATAGCGCGTCCGTTGCTATAATGAGGAAGCAGGGAATTGTGCTGATTGATTCCGAACAGGAACTTAATAAGTATTTACCTAATGGATTCTCTATCGTCGAAGATCCTAACCTTAGAAACATGATTATGGTTAGCCGTTCTAACCCCAATATCCTATACTATAATAGAGAATTATTGGACGACGCAGTTGCCGACTTAAGTGAGAGTGCAGCTAAAGCACGTATCAGAGGACTAGCTAACCATGAAGTAGCACACACCGCTATCTATAGAGCGTTCACACAAGACCACATCGCTCGCGTAGCAACTGAGTTAGGCGAAGACCAACTGCAGAAGATAGCCGAACAATACTATTCAACAGCAGGACTAACGGCAGAAGAAACTCTTGCTAACATCAAAGCAGATCGGGAGTCAGGTGTACTATCCGACGAACGTCTTGCCGATGAATGGATCAGGATGCAGGTTGAGAAAGCCGTTGTAGGTCAGACCTACGAGGATGTAATCAAAGGCACGAAGGGCAACCAGACTTTGATCAGCACTATCGTAGATGCTATCAAAGCATTTGTCACAAGACTTCGCCAACGCTTCGCCGACTACCCGTCCACTGAGACTGCCGCCGCAATCTCTCACGCTAGCCGTACGCTCCGTAAGATTAACCAGAGTGGGTCAATTGATTTCAACGCAGACTTGTACGAGAGTAACCGCTTCGGTGATACAGCAAACTTCTTTTCTTCACTCGACGGCTCGCCCGTTGGGGATCAAGTATCGTATTCAATACCAGTCTTGTCGTCGAACGCTGGCAAAGTTGATGCACTTAATGCCCGTCTTAAGTTGTACAACTTACCGTCACAACTACGCGATGTCTTGAATCTGCGTAGCGGTACGATCAACCAGATCGCTGCATCTTCTAAAGCGTTAGTGAAGTACTTCCCTAAGTATCGCGATCTTGCACTTAAAGGTGGCGTGTCGATGGACGAGATTAAACTATTGTTTGGTACGACTGCACCCCCACTCACTGACTCCGACCTAAAAGAGATTGCAGATAAGGTACTAATCTTTGAGGCTACTATTCCTGTAACAGAAACCGAAGGACGTAAAGCGGATCTTGTTGCTGAGTACAGTGAGAAACTCAAACGCGAGCGTCGTCTTCGATTCAATGATGCCTTTGTTAAACTCCAACAAGCAGCAGAGCAGAGCATTACTGATGCGGGTTTTGGTCAGCTTGTAAACGAAGCGGTCGCGTTCCGTAAGGACATCAATAAGTTCAAAGGTTTAACGGGCTTTGACGAATCCGATGATGTGTACCTTACTCGCGCATACAAGTTCTTCAATACCGAAGGGTGGTCACTAGCTGCTAAGTCAGGTGGAGTAATTAAGATCGAAGGTAAAGACGTTGACTTCGGTAAGCTACGTGACGCTGCCGCCGCCGCTTATTATGAGGAAGCTGAAGCTGAGTTCCAGAAGATCGGCAAGCCGTACACCGATAAGGATGTGACTGATCTCACCCTTAAAAAACTAGACAACTATCTGTCTACGCTTGAGACAATGACATCGGCGGTAGACGCACGAGTAGTGGAGTCTATTCGTAAAGACTTGAATCGGTTTAAGCCCAAGAAGGATATTGATTCAACCTTCCGCGAACTCTTAGGCGAGATCGACGATCCATTGGCTAACGCGGTCAACACACTCTATCGTGTTGGTATGCTATCCGCTAACGAGAAGTTCAGGACAGACTTTGCTAAGACCGCAATCGACTTGGGTCTCGCAAGCAAAGACCCTAAAGCAGGATGGATTACATCGTTCGCTGCAAGCTCCGCTCCGAGAACAGGAGATCTAGCGGGTCTATACTTTGAACCAAAGGTTGCTGGCGTGTTGAGCGAAGTCATTGGTGCAAACATGAAGGGACTAAATGCACACTCGACTAACCTAATGAACGGTTTAGGTAGAGCCGCAATGGGAGTTAGTGGTGTTGCAATCCAGATGAAGACTCAGTTTGGTGTTGGTTACTGGCCGCGTAATGCTATCGGTGGCTATGTACTTAGTGCCGCTCAAGGAATCTTTATGAACCCTTTCTCTGCTAAAGGTAGACAAGCGCGAACGGAATCATGGAGAGCATCGTTCGCTTCTCTCCCCACTGAGCAAGCGCAACGCGAGTCGATACTTCGATTGATCGAACTCAACGTACTTAATGACCAGTCACAAGGGCGAGTAGCACAAGACCTACTAAGGGGATTGATCGCTTCCCCTGAGCAAGAGTTGCAAGAGTTGATGTCAGCACTCGATGAGGCTCGCGCCACTAAAGATGCAGGTGGTGTCTTCGCAAGAATCCAGCAGAACGGTTACTTGAAAGGTGGTCTTGACAAAGCACTATCGGGTTACTCACAAATTACAGATAAGCTCGCCGCACTTGACGGTGCTATCGACGGGATGTTCAAAGCGAACGCTTACTACCACGAGCTTGATGTTATCAAGAAACACTTCGGCACTTCGTTGTCTACCGAGCAACAAGAAGAAGCTGCTGCCCGTAAGGTAAAGCTAACCTTTGCAGGTAACTCTCAAGTTATTGACATAGTTAAGTCTTTCAATAAAACACCGATGGCTGCGTTGTTCCTACCGTTTGCCCGATGGAAGTCGGAAGTGTTCCGTACTATGTTGAACACTATTCCATTAGCTATGGAAGAGATCGGTCAAGGTGGCGTGATGGCACGAAGAGGCACACAACGCCTTACGTCATTCATCGCTACGTTAGTTGCGGCTCCTGCTGTATTGGGCACACTAGCAACTACAGTGTTCCGTGCTTTGACAGGTGACGACGAGGAAGAAGAGCGTAAGCTAACTGCTGTTGAACTTGCCGCTCTACGTGAGTCTCTCCCTCAGTGGCAGAGGGGGCATCAACTCAACGCGCAGATTCTTAAAGGTGGTAGGGTTCAGTTCATTGACATGGATTTTATCCTACCGCATAGTCAGCTTACTAATTTAGTAAGCATTATCACGGAAGGTATCCAGACTGGTGATGGGGTTAACGCGTCCCGTCTTGCATCCTATGTTACTGGCGACTTGATCGGCACACAGATTGCAGCTACCGCAATAGATGAGATACTAAATAACGCTGATGATAGGGGGCAACCCATCTATCTTGAGACAGACAACGCCGCACAAAAAATGCAACGGATGTTAGGGCACTACGCAAAGGGTGCGCTGATACCGTCTTCCTTAGTCAAGGGATCAGAGTTGTTACGAGAAGGACAGACGAACCGAGAAGAGATTTTCTGGGGTGAGATATTAGGTTCCCGTCCGAAGACGGTAACATTCGGGGATGTGGAACGCAGAGGGTTCCGAAACCTTAAAGGACTACTAGACAATTCTGTTTCTATTATCGGAGGACTTACAAGTGGTAGGTTTAAATCCGATAGTGAGATCGACGATGTAGTAGACAGGCATCAGGATGCACTCAATGAAACCCAACGCAGACTGAATCGCTTCATGCGATCAATGGTGTCGATGGGTTCCACTGAGTCATCAGTCTACTCGTCGGCTAAGATATACAGGTTCAGCGACGACACTATAAGTTCGGCCTATCAAGGATACAGGATCGCATGGAGGCCGAACGATAAGTGGAATCAGAAGACTTACTTCAATGCTGAACAAGCTAAGGAGCAAGACCCAACACAGAAGATTCAAAGCGTGAACAGATCAGTCAACCGCAAAGCTGCGGTGAACTATATCAGTGACGCTTCCGACGAATAGAATCCTGAAGCATCTCCCATAAGACCATAAGCAAAGGCAACGGCCCGATCATAAACAAGAACAGGAAGGATGCGATTGTTATCACAGCGCACCTCCTGTTTTTGTTTGGTTGGATAGCATAAGCTCATACCCTTTACGCATTGCCTTTAGCTCTTTCATGCTGCGCTCATGGAACCAGCGTAGTTGTTGGCTACGCTCCGCAAACGCTTGGTGTGGTGACACGTAAGTTTTCTTACTATTCAAAGAGGACACAAAGGCATCTAGCTTCTTATGCTTAGTCATTGTGTGCCCTCCAATGTGAACGACTTAAAGTTCTTAGTCTTTAGTAGCCAGTCATCAGGCCCACTACCGACCATGTTATGGTTAGCAACGAGTGTCTTATTGTGTAGTTTAATGTTCGGCTTACACTTACAGGTTAGGGATTGCGTATGCTTCATGCCCGAATCAAATGCGGGTATTGTATGTATCTGGCAATTAGCTCTATGTGCTTTCGTTATCTTCATTGTCTTGTATCTATTAGTTGTTAATGTTTTCAATCTGGTATGCCCCGTCGATGAATACCTCAAGCTCGTCGCTTAGTCTATCCATGTGTGCATCTGAGTGACCGTCTTGTGGGAAGTCACAAGCTGCGATCACCGTGTCGATGAACACACGAACAACGCGAGCTAGCTTGAGTGACTGCGACTTAACGGACAAGCCGTTGATGTATGCGGTGAAGTGTAGGCCGTGTCGGCCACCTTCGCAGCACACGTTAACAACGGTGTGACCCGCATCGAACTGTGTGTATTTTGATTTTGTCATATTGTATGTGGTTGGTGATTTAATTATAGGGTACGGAACTTGTCAATGTGATCGAGCGCATCGCCCACTATGGTGTCAATCGTACCGTAGCTATCGTATACATCCTGTATTCGTTTACGTTCTTCAATCGGCATCGAGTTGATCAAGCTTACCATAGCAAGTAGTTCGGGCAGTGCTTGTTTCTTTTCGGTTACATATCTAGCATAGTAAGAAGCCTGACCGCTTCCTCTCTTGTACATACACATCTGCCAGAAAGGAAACACAGAACATTTACCTGCCAGCATAGCGCGTTTAGATGTGTCGTCATCCAGCGGGTCAACCCCGATAGCAACAAACCCCTCATCGAGTGCGTTCGTCTGGTAGCAGGGCATTACTAGTTGCTCAGAGAGGTAGGGTTTTAACCTATCAGTCCACCCCAACATCTGCTTAGCTAGCGGCGAGTAGATTGATTGAAGGTCTGAATCTCTACGCCCAAGGCGTACAACCTGATACCCTTGTATCTTTGTAACGGTTTCGTGTCCCGTGACAAAGCCCATCCGCTTGTCTGGCTTATAGTTAGAAAGGACAATGTCCGTAAGGCGTACGGCATTGTCGTCCCCGTTCAGTATGTCACTGCACCACTGCGTAACTTCCTCGCAGATTTGTTGGTGACTGTTAACCTTATAGTTCCTACTGAAGTTAGCTTTAAGTTTGCTCATAGTATTATTATATTTGTCTTGTTTATATTAGTTATAGTTCGGTGATGGCGAGTGCCTCTCCTATCTTGAAGTCGGTGACGGCACGTTGAGTGGTGAGCCAGAGCAACGGGAAGTCTACTTGTGGTAGGGATGGCAGGTCATTCGACCAACCATCGGTGAGGTAGACCATGACATCCATGTCGTCTATGTTATCTTTGACCCAGTCGAATGCTGGCTTGAATGCAGTACCACCCCCGCCCTTCAGCTTGTCGGGTACAGCATCGCCTCCCTCAAGGGTGACCACATCGGCTAGGACATGGGACACAGACAGTAGGTGTAGACGTTCAGGCTTGAGATCATCCAGCACAGCTTGTGCTTCTTGCAGGAAGCGGTCGTATGTACTCTGACCGATTGAACCAGACGTATCGATCACCATCACAATCTCGCCAGCCTTCTTGCTACGTCTACCTGCTGCGACTACTCCTGTTGTGGAATAGATCGGAGCATTGAACGGTGCATCCCATCCGCAACGTGTCTTGCTTGTGAGCCACTGGCGTAGCAGGTCGGGCCAACCTAACGCTGAACCGTGTTGCCGCTGACCACCAACACGCTGACCTGTCTGTCCTTTGTCTGCCATCTGCTTCCTATCTATCTCGTCAGCTATTAGGATACGGTCATTGGCCTCCTCGATCTTGTCGATCACATCGGCTTGTGTCTCACCGTCCTCCGCTTCGGGCTCGATGTTGTCGGCTGCACCAGTGCCTACGAAGTCGGAGAGGTCGTCGCTGTCACCGTCTGCACCTTCGGACTCACCGCCATCACCGTCTTGCTCGTCACCGTCTTGCTCGTCACCGTCTTGCTCGTCACCGTCTTGCTCGTCACCGTCTTGCTCGTCACCGTCTTGCTCGTCACCGTCTTGCTCGTCGGGCTCACCGTCACCACCGTCTTGCTCGTCGGGCTCTGGTTGTGGTGGCTTAGGGTTAACTTCAGGTGGTTCCTCTTTGGGTTGTGGCTTTCTAAGCTCCCGATAGAGTTGCTCAACTGACTTGTCACCTGACAATGCTTCGTCGAGTAGTACACCTTCGATGAAGGGGAACACCTCCTTCTTGAGTTCACGGTTACGCATCGCGATCATTGCGTTAATGACATAGTCAGCAGCAACATTAGCACGAAGCATATCAGTCATCTTAGCTAACCTCCAACCGTGACCCAACAGGGCATGAAGTGCTTCGTGTACCAACAGGAAGGCAATCAGTCCTGATGGATTGGACTGGCGGCACAGCTTGTCGATGCCTGCTTTGTTCAGTAGTAGGGTGCGTCCATCGGTTGCACCGTAAGGCACAGACGTTGTCCACTCCCACTCCATTGACATGAGCTTGCTGTATGCAAGGAACCAGTACTTGCTGACATTGCGTAGTGCAATGGCAAGCGGATGAGCTTTGTCGAACGATGTCGGATCTATTGTATTTGATTTCATATGTATATGTTTAGTTAAAGTAGGGAGGTTCAAGGTCGCAGTGTACGACCTTGAACCATCCCGATACAGGTTGCTGGTTACAGGCCCAGCGCAGCAAGAGTCTCGTCGGCTTTGCTGATTGCCTTCTGTGCTTTGGCAGCGATAGTCTCACGCTCATCCTTAGTCGGTGTCCCGATAGGAGAAGCGGCGGCATCGGCTGCGAGTCTTATTACTTCATCGATCTCAGGGAGGTCAAGGAAGTTTAAGTTCTTCACACGCTTTGCCTCATCACGTAGCTTGTCGAACTGCGTGAGGTGCAAGCGGTCGGCGTTACGCATCGCATCGGTGAAGTCTTCGATCACCTTCTTCAGTTCACGTACAGGCCCAGCATGAGATGAGCGGAAGTCTTCGTCGAGTTGACGCTGACTGTCAGCACGTACTCGGTTAGCTACCTCTTCCGTTAAGCCAACGAGCACATCCTCATTGACTGCAACGGGTCGGTTGATAACGGACAGACGCATCGTGAACTTGCTCGCCACTTCCGTAGCGGTGGGGATGTAGACCTCAGTGGCAAAGCCAGCAAGCCTACCCTTCACGATGTTGAGCAGGTCGGGATAGGTTGCGAGGATGTCTTCGCGGATGGTATCAAGCTCAGCTTGACCGTCATCGAAGATAGACTGCACACGATCCACATCCTTGATGCGTAGGTAGAACCCGCCAGTCTGGCAGATCATACCGAAGCGGCGGACTGAGATGTCAGTCCGTTGCTGCAAGCTGATCGCACGGCCTACCGCTGTGCCCTTCGCCCCCAGCGCTGTTCGTAACAGCGCCG